CTCTCAAATATTCTTTACACTTTGTAACATCTAAATTTTGTTCAACAAAAGTAAGAGTTACTTATCATCCTAGAGCGACATTGACACCAGATGTAGGATATATATATCCAATAGGCAATTTGGGAGATGTAATCTCTCAAGTCTTCGATGTAGTCGGAGACACAGTTATTAATTTTTCAATTCCATATTTGGGAGTTGAGTTGTACAAGCAAACGGAAGATATGCCGGGTTGTGATTGGCTTAGCGATGATACATCAATAGGAGCCTTCACTATCTCAGTAATTAACCCAGTTGTTTGCAACACAGGAGTCGTTGGTGACAGCACAGTTTACTGTAATATTACCATGGCAGCAGGAGATGACATGGATTGGAGTTTTCCAATTTCATGGCGGAGCGGATCCAATAGGTTGCCTAATATTTTAAGAAAAACCACTGAACTCCCCAACTTTTCAACTTGGACATTGATAGGTCAATCTGATGATACCGTTATGAGTTTAAATGAAAGATTCTCACAAGACTTTCCTCCTCTGATGGATGCTTCAAGTGCCACATTTTCAAAAGTTGTTAGCGGCGAATCTGTGACACATATAAAACAATTGACCAACCGCTTCACTTTAGGTGAGGCTTATAATTTCGCGAACAATGCACCCAACGGTCAGTATACTACGGAGCCGGACTTTTTATTTAAGAAGTACGTCGAGCCCAAGAGTATTTTCAACAACTGGTTTTGGTTTCGAAAGGGAACATTTGAATTTAAGTTCTTGAGGAAACAAAACACTGGGAGCACTGGTCGCTCAGGTGGTTATTTTACATTGACGAATGTGGAGATGAATTACGGGAATGCCCCCTTCTATCCAGACCAATATGGGAATACGTCAACTCATGGCCAGGCATACTTTGGTATTAATGAGTCGTCTAATGTAATTGAATTCAAACACCCCTATTACAATCAACATCCATTTATCTATTCAGATCTTGATTTTGGACGTGGAACCGCATGTGATCGAAACTCAGTTTACATCAAATGGACCGGTCTTGA